GGAACCTTTTTGAGTTCCCGTGAAACCGCATAATCCGTGAAACATCGTTCCCTCTACCCCTAGGCGTCTACACATGACTCAAAACTCTCCAGGCGGTTTCATTCGTACTGAGGAACAGGCCCTACTCGACACTGAGGCGTTACGCCTACGTTCTACCGGGGGGATGTCATATCAAAAAGTCGCGGATATCATTGGCGTCAGTAAGAAAACCGCGTACAACCGCGTACAGCGTGCTTTGGCGACAATCCCGGCTGAAGCTGTAGATGAGTTCCGCAGAATTGAAGGGGAGCGTCTGGACTTTGCCCTAGAGGCGGTGATGGAGAAGATCCAAAGCCGTGACAAGGGATTCCTGTTCGCCGTTGACCGCATGCTCACGATCATGGATCGCCGAGCGAAGATGATGGGCCTCGACGCCCCCATCCGCACAGAGGTCATCACACTGGACTACATCCAGACAGAAATTATGCGACTAGAAGCGGAGATCGCACGTGACGCTAGTGGAACAGAGGCTGGAGAGTCTGAGGAAACTCCAAGTCTTGCAAGCGAAAAAGCGTGAGTTAGCCCAAGCGCGAATCGTCGCTGATTTAGCGGATAGTCGTTATCGCAGACACGCGAGAGAGTCGCAACTCCCTCCACCTGGTGAATGGCGCATTTGGATCATTGAGGCTGGTCGAGGCTTCGGTAAGACGTTCTGCGGTTCCGGTTTTATCGCTGAGCAAGCCCTCACGAATCCAATGTCTGACTGGCTGACCGGCGCGCCGACCTTCGATGACATCATGGCGAAGTGTGTCAATGGGCGAAGCGGTCTAGTTGGATGGGACCCTAAGACTCAGGCTCGATGCCTTCGTACTGAAGATATCGAAGATCTGAACAAGTCCACCGGCCTCATAACCCTCGTCAATGGTTCCAAGATCCACATGACCACAGGCGAGAAGCCCGACAAGGTTCGTGGCTACAACCTGACCGGCGCGTGGCTCGATGAGTTCGCTATGTGGCGCTACCAGGATCAGTTTTGGAACGAAGTGCTTATCCCGGCGCTGCGAATTGGCAAGTCCAAGATCGTCATAACGACGACGCCGCGCGGCTCAAAGCTCATTCGGGAACTGAAGACACGCACCGATGGATCAGTCGTCGTTACCCACGGTTCGATTGATGAGAACGCCGACAACCTCGATCCTGATTCCGTCGCAGAAATGCACCTGCGTTATGACAACACGCACATCGGACGCCGAGAGTTGTTCGGTGAGGACATTGAGGACATTGACGGTGCGCTGTGGAGGCAACGCGACATCGACGCGACACGCATTCGGCTGGAAACAGAGGATCGTGAAGAACTTCACAAGCGCATTGAGAAACTCGATCTGACACGCATCATCCTGGCCGTAGACCCCGCCGTGACTTCAGGAGAAGATTCCGATGAGACAGGGATTGTCGTCGTGGCTAAAGGCGCTGATGGTCGCGGGTATCTCCTGGCTGATCGCAGTTGTCGCGATACTCCTTCCGGGTGGGCTCACCGGGCCGTAGCGGCGTACGAAGAGTTCAAGTGTGATCGAGTCGTTGCCGAGAAGAACCAGGGCGGCGACATGGTCGAACTGACGTTGCGAAGCGTCATGCCCAACATCTCCTACAAAGGCATCACCGCCAAGCAAGGAAAGAGGCTTCGTGCAGAACCCATCGCAGCCCTCTACGAACAAGGACGCATCTCCCACGTCGGGAACTTTGAAGCCCTGGAGGATCAGCTCGTCTCCTGGGTCCCCGACAGCGGATATTCACCAGACCGACTGGACGCTCTCGTTCACGGCTTCGCCGAGTTGGACCTGGCCTTCGGTTCCGCCTTCGACGCATTCCTAGAGGCCGGGACGAAAGTCTGCCCCTCATGCAACTATCCGAACCTGCCGCAAGCGAAGACGTGTTCAGGTTGCAACTACCAGTTTGACGACGATGGGCCGAATGACACGGGCTTTCCGTGGTCTACCCCGTAAAGGACGCGATGGCACTTTTTACTCGTGATCCGTCTCGCAAGATCGCCAAAGCAGCCAAGACGTATCAGGCGGCGAGGGCTTTGGTTGACGCCACCGAGAAAGGCGTGGCGGGATACGCGATGAACGGCGCGACCGGATCATCAGTCATTCCCTATGTTCCTGGCCAGCCCTACAACTTCGGACCCGGCGACACGGGCAACCCTTCAGCGGGTCAAGTCGTTCCGTTAGTGCGTCCGTTCGAGGACTACGGCGCGGTGATGGGGCCTGCATTCCCGTTGCTGCCAGCGGCGATCGATGAAGTGCTCGACAGTTCAGGCCGCCCGCTTCCGCGTCTCTACCAGTACCGCATCGCAGAGAACTTAGATCTCACCTTCCAGAATCAGCCGTGGAACGTTTTGCGCAGCCTGGTGGAAACTTGTGACTTGGTCCACCGTGCGGCAGAGATCCGCATCGCCGACATCACGAGAATGGACATCTCCTTCTCACTGACTGACGAAGCGATCGATTCAATCATGGTCGATCAAGGTGTCACCCACGCTAAAGCGGCGCGAATCGGACGCGAGAAGTACGGCGAGCAAATCTCCATGCTGGAGAACTTCTGGGAAAATCCGTATCCGCAACTTCACCGTTCGTACAACGAGTGGATCACCGAATTTCTGTGGAATCACCTGACCTACGATGGGACGCCGGTCTACCCTCGCTTCAGTCTCGGCGGGAAGTGCATGGGCCTGGAGCTCATCGACCCGTCTACGATCAAGGTGCTTTTAGACAATCGCGGTGGGCGGCCACTGCCTCCGGCTCCTGCCTTTCAGCAGATCCTCTGGGGCTTCCCTCGCGGTGAGTTCGTCTCCGACCCCGAAGACGTAAACGATCCCGACAAGCCTGTGAAGAACCTCTATGACGGGGCTGGTCGAGACGGCGCGTTCAAGACCGACCAACTCGGGTACTTCAAGCGCAATCCTCGTACTTGGAGCGCCTACGGGTACTCAGTGGTGGAAGAGTGCATCCCCGCAGCTACGTTGTGGCTAGAGCGCCAGGCGTGGCTCTTGGCCGACTACCAGCAGGGTTCTATGGCCGCTGGGTACATCGAAGCGCCGTCCGACAAGATCGACATCAAGAACATCTCGGCGTGGAACCGGATTCTCAACGACCGCTTGAACGGTCAAACTGGCCAGCGCCAGCAGATGCAGTACATCCCCGAGGGGTCAAAGGTCACCTTCGCACCGACCAACGAGTCGCGCTACAAGGCCGACCTGGACGAATATGTCATCAAGCGCGTGGCAGCGATTTTCGGGGTGAGTCCTCAGACCTTGGGGGTTGTCCCTCATGCTGGTATGGGCGGCGGCAAAGGCGCTCAGGAGGGCGAAGCGGAGAACGCGGAAAGCATCTCCCAGAAGCCAATGCTCAACTTCCTGACGGACATGATGAACTCATGTTCCCGTCGGTGGTTGGGTTCGGACAAGAACGTCACGGCAGTCTTTAACGACGTGGACGCTGGTTCACAAGGCGACTTGATCGCAGCGCAGGCGAACCAGATCGCGCTCTACTCCGGTCAGAAGACCCTGAACGATGTCCAAGAAGCCGCCGGGCGCCCGAGTTACGAGATGCCCGAAGCGGACGAGCCATTCATCGTCACGGGCAACACGATCCAATTCTTAAACGGACTACTCGCCCAAGACGCGGCTGGTGAAGTGACAGGACAAGTTGATGGCGCGAGCGACGGTCAAGCACAAGGTGCACCGGTACAAGGCAAGCCCGAAGAACAAGTCAACTCGAAGCAGCCCGAAGACGATGAGCAACACGGCGACAGTGGCCAAACGCCGCCAGCTGTCGTAGACGACAAGGCCAAACTGGCGGAACTTCAAACTTTCGGTCGTTTCGTCCGTCGCGCCAACAAGAACGGCAAATACTCCAAGTTCGTCTTCAACACCATTGAAGACACGCAGGCTGATGCGCTGAATGACAAGGCGTACTTCATCGTGAAGGGTGCGGCAGCGATGCCGGCCAACATGACCGAGTGGGCGCTGGAGACCATGCGGGTCTCGGGTGAGATTTTAAAAGGGCCAAGCACCCTCGAATCGGTGAGCTAAAGGCGCTCGAACAGAAGCACGGAAAGGCGATTCTCGCAGCGTTGACGGTGACCGGCATCTCTACCGCCATTACGCATGCGCTACGGATGGGGCCGACTACCGATCTAGAGACCGCCAAGACAGTCGCCCGCGCCGCGGTCTCGGGAAATGTAACCTTCGCCGATCAGGCCAAGGCAACCGACATCCTGAAGGAGTTCTACACCCAAGCGGGGAAGGTCGGGGCCGAAGCTGCCGGTGAGCAGATCAACGCCGATCCGATAGCGAATCTGCCCTCGGTCAAAGAACTGCTCGACAAGGCGCACCTGACGATCAAGAACATCACCGACACGCAGATGGATCAGATATCTACGGCTGTTCGAGACGGATTGATGAATGGCGATCCTGCCTCAGTGATTGCGGGACGAATCAACGCTGGATTGCTAGACGAGCCACGAGCGCAACTAATCGCTGTGACTGAAGGAAATCGCGCCTACAACGCAGCAACGACCGATAGTTACCAAGCGGCAGGTATAAGCCAATTCAACTGGAACGCCTACGACGACGCCTGCCCGGAATGCCTGGACCTAGAAGCGGGCAGCCCCTACGACGTGAGCGACGAAACGCCGCCTGATCATCCGAACTGTCGCTGCTTTCAGACAGCGGTTATCGCTTAGGTGAAATCAGCAGCAGGTTCCCGCGTGAAGCCGCCAGCAACTTCTCGGCCATCGCGGGCGTCATCTTGACCTTTGTAGCCGTCCCGCCCGTAACCGCCACGTACTTGCGAAGTCTCTTCATACACACCTCCCTTTGAGCGGAGGTTACACCATACAGGAGCGAAATGGAAATAACCCACGCCTACCTTGGCAATTTGCTGCACAAGCGCGGCGACGATGGCTTTCTCTACGTCAAGGGTCTGGTCTCTGATGACACGCTTGATCTCGACCAACAGCGTTGTGACCCGGCGTGGCTAGACGACGCGATCCCGAAGTGGTTTAAGTCAGCGGGGAACATCCGTGTGATGCACCAACCCGTCGTAGGTGGGAAAGCCAAGGAGATCGCGAAGAACGGCACCGGCTGGGACGCGAATATCAAGGTCACCAACAAGCAAGCCGATATCGACATCGAGGAAGGCGCGCTCACGGGTCTCTCGGTCGGCATCAAGAACGCCCGTGTTGAGAAGTCTCTTTCGGCTCCGAATGGCTTGATTGTTGGCGGCGACATCATCGAAGTTTCATTGGTGGACCGTCCGGCCAACCCATCTTGTGTCATCGAGATTGCGAAAATGGCTGGTGACGGATGGCAGTTCACCGGCATTGAAGCCTCTGAGGGTGATCAGAAAGACGTGGTTGTCACCCAGACTCACGACGACGAAGAGGACGAGGACGAAGAGACCAAGGACTTAACGGAAATCGGGCCGAACACGGAAGCCTTCATCAAAGACAACCCCATCAAGGGAGCGATGGCCGATTGCACAACCTGCGACGGAACGGGCAAGATCATGGACGGTCACCGCGACTGCCCCGACTGCGACGGGAAAGCCGCTGATCTTGAAGACGATGATCTCGCGAAAGCCGTTCGTCTGCTCGAAGCAGCCTTAGCCAAGCGGGACTTCTCCGACAAAGAACGCAAGCAACTGGCTAGTACAGGCGAGGCGATGCCTGGCGGTGGATTTCCCATTAAGTCCGTTGAGGATCTGAAGAACGCCATCCAAGCCATAGGTCGAGCGAAGAACCGCGCCGCGACGATCGCCCACATCAAGTCACGTGCGCGTGCCTTAGGACAGTCAAAGCTCATCCCCGACAGTTGGAAGACCGCTCAGGGTTTTGTACAACTTGTGCGCGGAGATCTACAAAAGGCCGCAACGTCTGACGAGTGGATGCACGATCCCGAGCAGTTGAAGGAAGTCGCCCAAGGCATCGTCAGTTTCTTCAAAGCAGAACTTGACGAGTACGTGAACGGCGATGACGAGTCCTGGGATATCCAGTGCTTGACCAACGTCCTTAACGGCTGGTTCAACTGGTGGAACCACGAAGCAAGCGAAGGCGAGACAACCCCGCCTTTCGATAACGATTCAG